CCGCAGAAAGCCGGTGTTTTGCTCGGCGGCGACCAGCGCCTGAGTCGCGGTCGCCTGGGCTTGGCGAGCCGCTTGCCGCGCGGCCTCGTCGTCGCCGGGACCTGCCGGAGGCACGACGGCAGCGCTCGCACGGCCCGCGCGGCCTCCCCGGTGGGTTCGCCACGGCGCGAGCAGCGCCGATGCGCCGGAACTGCGCAAGGCGTTCTGAGCGTAGCGGCCCGAGGCGCTGGCCCCGCCCGGTTGGTCGTAGAGGTAGCCGACCATGCGGGACGCGGCTTCGTCGGCGATGGGCGTCGGCGCGTCGGGCGCGAAGCGATCAATGCTGGCCTCGGCGACCGCCAGCAGCCGCGCCAGCAGCGCCTCCTGCGTCCCTGCCGCGTCGAGGTCGACGCGAAGCGCGGTGGCCAGTTCCTGAATCGACAGCGCCATCAGCGGACGGTCAGATTCGCGATGGGCGTGACGCGGGACACGAGATTGACCTCGCAGAGCATGCCGCGCTGAACGACGGTGCGGCGACCGCCTCCCGGCAATTCCTCGTCGCGCGACTGGATGGGCCGGAACCCGGGAATCACGCCGCCGGTGAGCCGGGACTTGATGAGGTCCGCAGCCGCCTTGCCCGCCACCGTGGGCGCTCGGCTCCCGGCAGCTTGGCGGGAGGTCCGGAACTCCATTTTCTCGGCGCTCAGTTCGATGGTGAGCAGGCCGCTCTGCGTCGAGGCGATGGCCCGGTTGTAGTCGTAGCCGAGCAACAGGAACACGTCGGACACGTCCGGGTCGTAGTCCCGGTCGAACGCTCCGGCCTCGACGACCAGCCGGGTGTCATTGCGAATGGAGGTCACCACCTCCACGCCGAACGGGAACGCGCCTTCGATCAGAGCCATAAGCGTGATCGCCGGCGGCCCACACTTGCGGCCTCGACGAGCGCCCGCGCTGCGACGACGCTCTTCGCGTAGGCGGGCCGGTCAACCACGGCGATGCCCACCAGCCGCGCGGCCTCAACGGCCCGGTGGAGGATCCCGCCGCGCTTGGTCCACTTGTCGCGCTCGACGCGCATTTCCACGCTCAAGCCGCGCAGCAGTCCGGCCCGCACCGCCTCAAGCGTGTCGGTCGCGATGCGCGTCGGGGGAAGATCGGCCCGCATTTCAAGCCCGGTGGGGGAGTCTGTGAGCGTGAGGCCCGCGCCGGTGCGGGCGATAATCAGGCTGCGGTCGTGCTGGCGGTTGACCGTCACGTCGTCGAAGCGCATCGCGCCTGCCCGAACGGTCTCGACGAACTCCCCGCCGATCCGCGCCTCGTCGCCGTAGCGCACGACGACGCCGACCAGCGACCGGGCGTCCTGCCCGCTCGCCAGCCGGACCTCCACAAAGCGCCGTTCCACCTCCCTAGGCATTCTTGAACCTCACGGTCTGAACGCCGTTGTTGCGGATCATCGCGTAGCCAAAGAGCATCATGGCCGTGAGCGCAATCTGGCCTTCAGACGCGCCGGTGTACGGATCGCGGATGATATTGATGCCCTGCCACACCGGCGCGACGTGCTGCAAGCCGTTACGCACGAACCGATAGGCGTTCTGCACGTCGCCTGCGGCGACCTGGGAGGTTCCCCGCAGCCCGCCGATACCGGCCCGGACCACCGCTTCGCGGATCGTGCTCGCGGCCTGCGCAGCCGGAAGCCGAACGGAGTCGATGAGCCGTTGAGTCTCGACGCCGACGAGCAGACTCACGTTGTTGCGCGAGTAGGCGTACAGGCCGTCAATGCCGCCGACAATGGCCTCGTCGAAATCCTTGACCGTCGCCACCGCCGCCGGTGCATTGCCCTGCGCCGCCGCCGCGTGGGTGAGGAACCCGGACAGGTTGTCGCCCTGGCCGTCGCCGCCCACAACTTGGGAATCCATGAGAATGCCCATGGTGGCGCGAAGATCGCGGGCGAGTGCGGACTCCATGCCGGACAACCGCGCCGCGTCCTCGACGCGGAACAGGTACCGGGCCGATGCGCGTGTCGGCTCCACGCTCACGCCGGTGAACGTCGCCTTCTCGGCTTCCACTCCGGCTCCCGGCGCGAACATGCCGCCCGCCAGAACGCTCTTGAGAACCGGATAGATCGGCTCGCCACGCGCAACCATCGGCATTGTCACGCCGGTGAACATCGCATCGGTGCGCCGGAAGACGCGCGACAGGATGCTCATTTGCGGATGCCCCACCGCCGACGCTTCCAAGGCGCTCGGCGCGTCCTGGCGGTCTTCGGTGCGTTCCTCGGCGTCGAGCAGCATTTCCCACGGCATAACCGAACGGTCGTCGAGGCCCAACTCCTGATTGAGTTCGGCTTCGGCTCCGGTCACGGCGCGATCGGTGGCGGCTGCCTGCAAGTACGATCGAAGCTCGGCGCGACCGATGAGCCGGTCAACGTCGGAACCGGCAGAGGTCCGGGATTCCGGTTCGTCCTCCGCCGCCGCCAGTGCGGTACGGAGTTCGGTCTCGGCGCTCTGGTAGCCTTCGCGGGCTTCCGTGACGGCCTCGTCGGTGGCGTCGTCGGGGAGGTCGTTCAGGGTCTGGCGAGCCTCCGATGCCAGCCGCATCAAGCGGAAGAGTTCAGGGTTCATAAGTGTGCGTACCTGGTTGGGACGGTTAGTGGGGAATGCCGAACACGTCCTCGACGGAGCGCACGGCGTCATTGACCGCCTGCGCGGCTTCGGTGAACGCCTTTTCGAGTTCGGCGTTGGACTCCGGGCTTGCGCCTTGCGGGGCGGTCAGCTTCGCTTCGTGCGTTTCGAGCAGCTTGTCGAGCAGCTTGCGAAACTCGGGCCGCTTCCTGCGGCGATGGAAAAGTGTCATTGCAATGCCTCCTTTATGGCTTGTGTGACGTGTCTTGTGACGGCGCGCCGGAGCGTACCATCTTCGATGAGGTCCCGTATAGCGGGCGCGACGAACGGCGTTCGCGACTCCACCGGCCAGCCGTAGAAGACGAGCGCTATGCCGAGGCCCGCCCCGCCCGGCTGGTCGACGGCCTCGACGCGAACATTCGCCTTGAGCCTGCCGCGCCTGACCGGCGCTCGCGCCTTGATGCGCCGCTCGAACGCGGGCGCGAGTTCGGCCATCGCCGAGCGCACTCCGGCGGTCGCCGCCCGCGTGATCGCCGCCGGATCGAGGCGGGCGACCGCATCGCCCAAGCCTTCGATCCGGATCGAGGCGAACGCCATCAGACGCCGAACGCCACGAGAGAGAACCGCATCCGGCCCGCGCGGCGATCCTCCTGAGAATCGGTGATCGAGTAGAAGCGGTCGAGGCCGGAACCGTCTTCGAAGCGGACCGCGTCGGCGAGCCGGATGCCGGGATCGAAGCGGGTCTCGACGGTCGCCGTTCGTTGCGCGAGCGTCGTACCCTCCTCGATCTGGATGCCGATGAGCGACACGTCCTGGCGCACCGAACGGGCCCACCGGGTCGCCACCTTGGGCACGTCGGCGTAGAGCAACAGCTTGTCGCCGGTGAACCAGAGCGCTCCGGTCTCCCGGACAACGGAATACTCGGCGCTGTAATCGGTGCCGTCGGCGGCGGTCGAAGCATCGGCGATGGGCTTGTCGAAGCGGATTTGAAGGATGTTCAGCGCTTCGCCCTGGCGTCGAGCCAAGTAGCGCGTCTGTCCGGTCAGGTCCCCGGCGTTCGCCGCGCTGCCAATCCAGACCTCCACGGGTTCTCCCTGCCAGAGCGCCCGCGCCCTCGGCTTGCCGATTTCCCGATCAAGCCGGGACCGGCCATCGTCCTGCAAGGCCAGAAAGAACGCATCGTTTTCAGGCCGGTCGTTCCAGACGAACGACAGCGTGTTGTCCGGCAGCGAGCCGAGCCGCCAGAAGCTGACGCGGGTGTCAAAGGTACTCATCGAGCCGATCCATCCACTCTGCCCGAGGCGATTCCGCGCGATGATGCCCGAAATGGCACCGCCTGCAAAGCACCTCCAAGTTGTCTGGGTTCCACCGGTCGCCGCCGTCGGCGATGCGATGCCGGTGATGCACCTCAAGGCGACCGGTGCCGCCGCACCGCTCGCACCGCCAGCCGCGCTGATTGAGCACGGCGACCCGCAGCCGCTGCCAGCGCCGACCGCGTTGAGAATCGCGGCTCAAGTGTGAAGCTCCTGGCTGAACACTTAGACCTTGCCGTGATAGCGCGACTTGCGCGGCTTGGACCGCCAGCGCTCGCCGAGGCCCACGGCGAGCACCGCCGCCTGTAGCGCGTCGATGCGCCCGCTCGACTTCGCCTTGTCGAGCTTGGGATTGCCCGACGCATCCCGCGCGATGCTCGACATGGCAATCGCGTGCTCCAGCAGCAGCGAGCGCTTCGTCTTGATGCGCCCGGACAGCGCCGCCGTCTGGAAGGCCCGCACGTCGGCAGAGCCGTCGGCGGTATGGGAGTGTCCCTGACCGCGCCAGTCCACCGGGACGCGCCAGCCCGCCGCCTCGAAGGCGTTACGGGCTTCCTCCTTTCGGAAGCGGTCGAGCGCCACGCGCTTGAGGTCGGAACCGGCGAGCCGGGACGCCAGAAAATCGAAGAACGGGACCGGATCGGTGACACGGCCCGGATACAGTTGCAGTTCGCCGCGCTCGCGCATCCGAACGTACAGCCCGCCCACGCCGTCGCCCTCGCCGCGCTTCTTGAGGTCCGGTGTCGCCGGGAACGCGCCGAACGCCTCCATGCGCCCGGTTTCCGGCCAGTAGGCGTCTGCCGCCGTCATGCTCGCCGAGCCGCCGAGGTCGATGCCGAGGAAGCACGGCCCGTCGCGCGGCGGGAGCTTGTCGACGTTGCATTCCTCCCACTGCGCCAGCGTGAGGATCATTTCCCGGCTGGGTTCCTGCGGCAAGTTGAGGTCGTAGGCGGCGAACGTCGGGCCGTTGGCGGGCGTCGTCATGGCGCGAAGCGACTGGTAGCGCATGTAATCAATCGACTTGATGCCGTCGGCGAGGCCGGGATTCGCCGCATGCCACTGCGCCTCG